AAAGGGAATTAATTAGCCGACAAGTTTCTGCAACTTTGACTGGATCGAAAGGTAAAAAAGTGTTCGTTTCATTTAATAACGATGAAACCAAAAAGACTACGGTAGATTCTATTCCTTTGAACGATGCACCGAAACACTATGAGTATTTAAGTCAAGAGGCCCAAGGCAAGATTTTGTTAGGTCACGGGGTTGTAAGTGGTTTACAGTTTGGAATTCCTTCCGCAAATGGATTTAGTTCTAATGCAGATGAGTTGAAAAATGCGATTACCTTGTTCGATAATATGGTGATTCGTTATTTTCAAGACACGTTCATCGATGGAATCGAAAAAGTTTTATCATTTAATGGAGTTAGTTTAAATCTATATTTTAAGACCTTGCAACCTTTGGAATTTGTTGATTTAAATCCAATAGTCGATAAGGCCACAATGGAGGAGGAAACGGGGGTAAAATTGTCGGCTCATTTAGATGAGATTGAACTCGAGGAATTTGGCGAGGATATTGATTTGAACGAATGGGAATTAATTGATTCAAGAGTGGTTGATGATATGGAAGCTGAGGTCCAATTGGATGCTGAACTTGAAGCATTAAACAACCCGAAAAAATCGTTAATGTCAAAGATTTACGAGTTTGTGACTACTGGAGTAGCAAGGCCAAATATTGGTTCAAGTCAAGACGGAAAATTATTTATGAGCCGTTACAGGTATGCAGGCGAAACAACCGATAAAAGCCGACCTTTCTGCGTTAAAATGACGCAATTAAATAAATTATATCGAAAAGAGGATATAGAACTAATGAGCCAAAAGGCAAGTACAAATCCAGGTTGGGGGCCACGAGGTGCAGACACTTATGATATTTTCCTTTATAAAGGCGGTGGGGCTTGCCATCATTTTTGGGTGCGTGAAACATACAAAAGATTCACTGATCCAAGACGCAAAGGATCAGTACAGATAACACCAGCACAAGCACGGAAGCAAGGCGAGATTTTGCCAACAAATAATAAGTTGGTTTATACGAAGCCGATAGATATGCCAAATCAAGGATTTTTACCAAAGGGACAATAAGATGGCAACAGCACTATTTGTAAGTCGGGACGAGATTGTTAAGTTTACTGCACTCAATGGTAACATCGATACGGATAACTTTTTGCAATGGGTTAAAGTGGCCCAAGACATTCACATTCAAAGCTATTTAGGAACGAAATTATTTAAGAAAATAAACGATGATTTAGTTGCTGGAACCTTATCAGGTAATTACTTGTCTTTGACAAATGTATACATTAAGCCAATGTTGATTCATTGGTCAATGGTGGAGTACTTACCTTTTGCAGCTTACACAATTTCAAATAAGGGAGTTTATAAACATAATTCGGAAACGAGTGATACTGTAAACAAAGAAGAAATTGATTTCTTAGTAGAAAAGGAACGGTCGATTGCTGAAAATTACTCCAGGCGATTTATTGATTATATGAGTTTCAATCAGTCTTTATTTCCTGAATATAACACTAATTCAAACGCAGATGTCTATCCAACAAAAGAATCAGATTTTAACGGTTGGGTTTTGTAGGGGAACTTACAAGCCGAAGGATGAAAACATTAAAAAATTAAAGGTTTACCTTAATAAATTAGAAGATGCCAAATAATATAGGATGGGGCCAAGGTGCTGGAAATAACTCAATCGGTTGGGGCCAAGGTGCTTCGAATAATTTAATTTCGTGGGGGAAATCACATCTTTCATCGTATTTTGGCGAAACCGATATTAGTGGCGGGGTTTATGCCTTATCTGCAAATTTTCAAACTCGAATTTCAACGGATTCGGGTACATTTGAAGCACAAACGTGCTTAATTAATACATTAAACACATTTAAAATATAGAAATATGGCATTATTAGATACTGCGTCACTTATTGTAACGCCAAACGGTTATAAAGCATCCAAATTATATTCCATTGTTCCAAGTGATGGAACGGGTGATCTAGCATTTTCAAGAACGGGAAACACGGCTACACGAATTAATTCGAGTGGTTTAATTGAAGGAGTAAACGCAAATATTCCAAGGCTTGACTATTTAAGTAGCACTTGTCCTAAATTGTTATTAGAGCCACAAAGGACAAATTTATTAACTTATTCAAATACTTTTGATAATGCAATTTGGCAAAAAGTAAATTTAACTGTTACTCCTAATTCCGATATAAGTCCAGATGGTACTAATAATGCTTTTTTAATAACTACTTCCGCAAATGGCGATGTTTTAAAACAAACTGTTACTGTAACACCTTTGACAAATTACGTTTTTAGTTTTTATGCTAAAAGAGGTACTGCAACAAATCATAAATATTCTATTTATAATAATACTGGCGGATCAGATATTGTAGCTTCTACAAGTTATTATTCACAAACAAATTCTTCAACATATGTAAGAATTAGCGTCGCATTTACTACACCTGCGTCTTGCGTTCAAATTGTATTATTTACTCATCGTGATTCTTTTAGTATCGGTACAACTTTTATTTATGGAGCTCAACTTGAAACAGGATCAAATGCAACATCATATATTTCTACTACTACGGCAAGTGTTACTAGGAATGCCGATTCTTGTTCAAAAACTTCTATTTCCGGATTAATTGGACAAACAGAGGGAACTTTATTTTTTAATTTAAAAGGATTTGCAGACAATTATGTAGCAAATAATTTTATAACCTTTAATGATGGTTCAATTGCAAATCAAATAGGTTTTAATTATGCAATTACGACTGGTTTAATTAGGGGTTATTTTCGAGTTAATTCAACTACAACAACAATAACATCAAGTGTTTTAAAAACTATTGATTCTAAAATTATTTTACGTTATAATAGTAGTAATAATTATACTCTATTTATAAATGGGGCATTGATTTCAAGTGCTTCAGCTGCAAGCGGTTTTTCATCGCCATTATCAGTTTTAAAATTTTCGCAAGCAAATGATTCAGATCCTTATTATGGAAATTTAAAATCGATTGTTGTTTGGAAAACTGCCTTATCAGATTCAGAATGTATAACATTAACTACACTATAAAATGAAATTCAGAAAATACGAATTTGATCCCAAGCAATGGGATAAATTAAAACCCGAAATTCAAATTAGTTATGGATTAGGCGATGAGAAATCAATCGGATACAATCACGAATTAATCGAATCGGTTGTGGAAATTGGTCACATTATAAGTAAGCCACCAGTATTCGATGAGGAAATGAATATAATAAATCCACCAATTTTATCTGATAAATATTCGGTTGATATTCTTTGGAAGGATCAGGAATTACCATCGTTTGAATCGTTTAAAATTTGGTGCGATCCGATTGGTATTCATTCCTTCGGTGCTTCCATCAATGCGGACTATATCGAGGCTTACAACGCACAAAAGGAAAAGTAATGGAACAAAATCAGCATCCTTTAGGGGTACTTTCTTTATTTATGGGTGGAATAACTGCTATTATTTCTTACACGAGCTTGTCCTATCTAGTCGGTATTATATCGGGCTTATTTGCTATTGCATCGTGTAGCTTTGCAATGGTTTATTATTACAAGCAAATTGTCAAATTAAATAAAGATGAAAACGCTAATAGATAATTTACATGAATTTTTTAAATTCAAAGATGAATTTTCGTCGGGACGATTGGTGTTTATCATTGGTTCAATGATTGTTTTCGGAGTTTACATTTACGATTATAAAAACGGAGGAGTGCAAAATATAGTGATGTCGGTGCTTGGATATTCGTCAGCATCCATAACTTTGTCTAAGTTTTCTAAAAACAATTCGAATGAAAATACTCCAAATAAGTGATTTGGGAATAAATTTAATAAAGAAATACGAAGGATTTAGGGCCAAACCTTATTTATGCCCAGCAAATGTCCCGACAATAGGATACGGATCGACCTACTACGAAGATGGAACCAAGGTAAAATTAACGGATCAAGCAATTACAGAACAAAGGGCCACGGAATTACTGAAGGCCCTTTTATCGTTATATGAAAAGGCCGTTGATTCTTATTGTGTTGATACTATAAATCAATTTCAATTCGATGCACTTGTTTCCTTTGCCTACAATTGCGGTACCGGTAACTTGAAATCTTCAACATTACTAAAAAAAGTAAACGCAAACCCTAGTGATCCATCAATTAAGAATGAATTTATGAAATGGAATAAGGGCCTTGGGAAAATACTTACCGGATTAACATTAAGAAGAAGTGAAGAAGCTAATTTATATTTTAATGAAATCGTTTAATCTCCTTATTTTTGCGTCGATCCTTTTTGCAAGTTGCAAATCTACCAAGGTAACTAGCACCGTTGAAAAAATCCGAGTTGATACAATTCGAGAAGTTAAGACAATTACAAAATTCAAACCAATTCACGACACATTAACAATTGAAAATGTATGCGATTATTCGGGCATATTGACACGATTTTATAGT